CAAAGATTACTTCTTGTGCTGCTTGCTCAAAGTCTAGCTCTTCAGGTTTCGGTTGAGCTGGTATACTCTTTTTGACCGAGGAGCCTACCTTCGAGCCTTTCCGCTTTTTCGAGGGCTTCTTTGTAACGCTGGGCAAGGTAGCGTTGAGTTGCAGCTTCTGTCTTACGTTTTCGCTCAAGTTTGACTCTCTTGTATAAACCTACGTGGGAAATATATCTTCCAGATTGTGTACTGAGCCAAGCAGAGACTTCTCTATAGCTATATCTTTTTAAATGCTTCTTAGCCAGTTCAAACAGTTCTAGTTCCTCTGGAATTGGTAATAGTATATCACGATCATCTGGGTCTTGTCTATAGCCAAATGGTACATGGCTACCTAATCTTACCACAGGTTTCCAGACATACTCACCATCCACAAAGTCTGGCTTAGGTAAAGTCCAAGTTTTATTCGTCTTCATCCGATTTTTGTGGCAGAATAAATAGTGGGCTTGCAGCAGAGACTTCTACTTTCTCTGTCTTTGTAAAGCCACTACGATCTAGGACATCTTTTGCAGCTGCCATCTTTTCTTTATTTCCCAGATCTGTTGGGTTGTTCATAACTTCAAACATAGAGTATGCAGCTTTTGTCGCAGACGAAGCAATAAACTTCTTTGTCAGTGCTGCAATCTCTTCTGTAAGTGGTTCTGCTACTTGTCTAGAAGTAACAGCGTCAGCATACCCAGCAAGCTTCTTAGCTTTTACTAGGTTGCCTCCAGCTTCCTCAAACAATACGTCAAGGAACTTCTGTTGTTTTTCTGTTAGGTTTCTAGCCATTATGTCACCATATATAATATAAAACCAAGAGTACCAAATCCTATTGCTAAAAGTAAACTTGTGACTGTCCAAGTAATTATAGCTTCTTGCATTTCAGCTTTACGGTACTCTTGTTCTTTCTTTTGTTTTCTTATTTTAGCTTCTGTAGCTATAAGCTCATCCCAAGCAGATGGACCCATAGTAAAGCTAATGTAGTCCTTAAGTTCTTTCCGCATTTGTTCAGCTTTACGTTTAGCTGCAAATACTTCCATAGCTTCGGCTTCTACAGAACCACCGAGTGTTTTCCACCACGGAGGATTCTTTACTTGCTTTTCAGCTTGACCTAGGTCAGACATGTGGCCAGCCCATTTAGTTAGCTGGCTTGACATATCCTGCAGGTCTTTGCCAATAGCAAAACCTTTTTTAAGTGCGTTGAAGGCGACTGTAGCCCCACTAATAATCGTAACTGGGTCCACGAGTCTCCTCCCAAAGAACTCACTTCACACCTTCGTGTACTATTCTTTTAATATCACCACGTCCGATACCTAAATCATTTAGTTCACGGTCTGACATTTTCCACAGGTGCATCTCTGCAATTCGTGCATTAGCCTGACGTTGACGTGCTTCGATTAATCTTTCAAAAAACTTTCTCATTGTTGTCTCCATAAATTGCTGCATTGCAGCTTACAGAGACTAGTTATACACACATAGTTATACTATACTATTGATAAAAATGCAACCCCGTTATCCAATAGGAACAAAGGTCTCAGTTACAGTAACGATACTATCAATATGTCCTGCTGAATTAGGTACTACCTGTATCTTATCACCAGGTTGTAGCACAAGGTCAATCGTAGAGAACTCGTGGTAGCCGTCACCAGCTAAACTCTTATCATGCAAGAAGTGTGACGTGTAAGAGTCTGCTGCTACGTACCACTGAATAGTAACATCGTTGGTACTTCCACCACCATTAGCTACAAGAATATATGTAACTTCTGCTGTACAGTTAGCAGGGCAAACATACACGTCTTCTGCTGTCGTGCCAGTGTTGTGACCATAGACAGATTTTCTACGTGCTGGCTTACCAATAGAGTATTGGGTCATTACTTTTTAAGAACCTTCTTTGCAGTCTTCACTACCCAAGCTTCGTTTACTTCGGTGTCTGGATCATCAGCAATGAAGTGACCGTTCTCATCACGGGCACGTTCCATTACCAACTCTTCTTCTACTTTAGCTTTCTTCTTAGGTGCTTTCTTTTTTGGTTTGTCCTGACCAGCAATAAAGTCAAGAACGGCAGGGTCTTTAGTCTGCCATTCTCCATAAACCTTTTCAGCTAAGACATCACCACGGGGGCCAATTACTTTGTCACCTTCTAATCTCATCTAAACAACCCTGTCGTTCTCATATCAATCAGACCACCTTTAGCGTAACCTTTTTTCTTTTTGGTCATACCACCCTTAGACATACCTGACTTAAGTGTTCCTTGATAAGCTTCCATAGCTTCTTTCATAGTGCCGTATTTGTCACCATTCTTTTCATACCAAGTATTAAACTTTTGACCTGCAGATGTACGTTTCTTTGTACCAGCTTTTTCTTCTCTGGCTTCTTGGTTTCTCTTGTTAGCTGCATCAACTTCAGTCTTTTCAGCTTTAGTCATTACGCCCATTCCTGGACCTGCAGACTTTGAGCCTGGACGTAGCTTAGGCTTAGGAGAAGAATCACGCTTGCTGTCACCCTTAATATCTTTACCTTTGGCGTTAGCCCAAGCAGTAAGTGCTGAACCTTTGTATTTACCCTTGTTCTTTTTCTTCCAAGCATCTAATTCTTCTTTGGTGACAGCAAGTTTTTTCTTACCGTCTTTACCAGTATAATACATTGATCCAGCTTTTTGTGCAGCTGCGATTGTTTTATATTCTTTAGCCATTATTTATTCTCCACACTTTCTAATTCCAGTATTTAGTTTACCAGTAGATCTTGTAAGACCACCTGCAGCATACCCTTTTTTCATCATAGCACCACCTTTAGCATAACCTTTTTTCTTTGCCATACCACCTTTATTCATAAAGCCCATCCTACTACGAACTTCTTTAGGTAAAGATGCTGCACCTTTGTTAGGAGCTGGTTTTAGTCCGCCCTTGGCATAACCCTTTTTCTTCATCATGATTCTTCCTCACTATATAAATTGTTAAACACTCGTTGCGTATCCCATACGTAGTCTACGTTTTCTTTTGAGTTATAAATATTCTGGTTAGGTTTAAAATCAGGAGCACCCTCTCCTGTCTCAAACCAAGCTGGGTGAGTTACTCTCACTCTGTTGTTGGGTAACGCAACAATGTTACCAGTGTAAGGACCAGCATCTAACAGCTCTAGTACATGTGACTGTTTGTGTTGTGCAGGGTCGTCTGCTACTTCACTGTCTGTGTAGTCTACAGTAAAATAATACTTAGCTGGATAGAACTCTCCGTCTACTTTTGCAATCCAAGGAGCTGGACTTGCACGTTCTAGCTTATAGACACTGTGGTGATGCGACATACAATCCCAAGGCTGTGCCAGGTAGGGGGGTAGCTCAATAGGCCATTCCTGCAGTGGAGTGTCCGCTACAAGAGCTGTGAGGGGCATTCTAGCCCACATGGCACCACCATGTATATTCTCTGAGTCATCAAAGTCTGACTCGCATCCAGTAAATATAACTTGAAAGCTTAATGTTCTATTTGGCATGGTGGTAACACCAATAACCATAGCATGTAAGAACTCACCGTGGTAGTCCTCTAGATTTTTTGTGTATTCTCTTCTGACCCATGATTTAAAGTGCGGAATACTACTTGTAAGATACGGCATTTATTTTTTCTTTTTAGTTAGTCCACCTTTAGCGGCTCTAAAGGATTTAGTCTTTTTTGCAACTTTTTTAGGTTGAGCCACATGCTGCTTACCTGCCTTAGTGCCTTTTCGCTTTGCTCTGGTGGTTGCAGCATACTCACTGTCACTAAGAGACTTAATAGCCGCAGAAGGTAAGTAACGTTCACCAGTAGCCTTAGAACCTTGAGTAGATGGCTTACCACTTTTTGTGCGCCACTTCTGCTTTGTCCATTTCTTTAATGACTTCTGGGGAGCCTTCATGACTTGTAGCCCCCGCCTTTTGCTTTATACTGTTTTGCAACCATCTGGGCTTTTCTCGCAGACCATTGTCCAGGCTTGCCACCTTTTGAACCCGCTTTGACTTTTGCCACGAGGTTCTTACGCAT